ATGGCTTCATTTAGACAACGCAACGATACATGGCGAGCCGAGATAAGTGTAAACGGAATTCGCGAAAGTGCAACCTTTGATACAAAAGCTCAGGCTAGGGCTTGGGCATCTAAACGCGAGACTCAGTTACGCGAACAATCGCATGGCAAATTACCAGATCACTCTTTTTTAGAAGCTATTGAACGCTACTTAAATGAAGTGAGTGTTAAAAAGAAAACTCATGAGAATGAAGTCAAGCGAATGGCTTTCTTTAAGCGTGAGTATAAAAAGCTATGTCAAAAACAATTAGCCAAAGTCACAACTGACGATTTAGTGCAATGGCGTGATTCTCGTTTAAAAGAAGTGCAGGGCGCTACTGTCAGACGTGAAGCAAATATTTTAGCTTCTTTATTTACTGTTGCCCGAAAAGAATGGAAGTGGATTAAAGAGTCCCCAATGGCCGACTTGACTTTACCCCCACCATCAAAGCACCGTGATAGACGAATTACCCAAGATGAAATTGATAGATTATGTCTTGCAGCAAATTGGGATAACAATGTCCCGGTAAATTCTACTCAGCAAATTATTATTGCTTTCCTTTTTGCAATTGAGACTGCAATGCGTGCTGGAGAGATTGTCGGCTTAACTTGGGATCGAGTTTACTTAAAAGATCGATATCTTGTTTTGAACGAAACAAAGAATGGCACAAAGCGAAATGTGCCTTTATCTAAGCGTGCAGTTGAGTTGCTTACTTTATTAAAAGGTCTTGATAAAAAGCAGGTCTTTACTTGTAATTCCCAAAGCTTTGATACGCTTTGGCGTAAATTGAGAGATAGATGTCAAATCACTGACTTGCACTTTCATGACACACGCCATGAAGCTTGTACACGCCTTGCAAGGAAATTAGAAGTTTTAGACTTGGCCCGTATGATTGGGCATAAAGACTTAAGAAGCTTGATGGTCTATTACAATGCTACTGCAAGCGAAATTGCAACGAGGCTTGATTAGCCCCGTTTACGTGGTCTTCCTTTCTTTGGCTCATCATCCGATTGTTCATTCAACCAGTTTGATAGCTCTGCCAAGTTCCATCGTCTTCCTTGACCGCACTTAATAACATAGCGCGGTTTAGGGAAGGTTGGCAGGCAGCAAACTGCTGCCTTAAAGTGTACATCTCGATATCCCAAGAACTCAGCAGCTTGAGAATCATTTAGCCAAATATCAGAAGGTGGTAACGCTACAACAAAGTTACTACCAATATTTGCAATCGCTGTCATTTCACCCCTCCTTACTTTCCGCTTTAGGCTTTGCCCACCACAAACAAGGCCCATCTTCTGTATCAAAACCTGCAATAAGAAAGGCATCTTTTATCGGTGGTTGTGGTTTCCAGTTTGACCAATCTGCACAGTCGTCTTCAGGAATTTCTGGAATATCCAAATATTCCAAACGCTCAACAAGAATTTCTACACCAAGATTAAGTTGAAGCTGTGCCCATTGTTCCTTTGTATAAAACTCAGCATGCTCTCCAATAGTGTCGTGCTTCTCTATATCAGGGTGGAACCAGCAGCTATCTAAATCATCTGGTACTTGTGTTGGTTGTATTTGATATTTCATCCCTCAGCTCCCGATTCGCTTGCTTCTTCAACTTCATCCCAATTGACAAAGGCAACCCCTGAATCACATTCTATTTCACCCTTGTGATTGCAATTAGGACACTGAACCTTGTCCCCATCCCACAAGTAGCACCCAATGCCACGTTCAGTTGTTACTTCTGCATAGTCGCCAAAACCACAATTAGAGCAAGCATCAAGCCAAGTAATTTTAAGAGTTTTCATTTTGATCACCTGCTGCTTCAACCATTGCCTTATATCCAGTCTTGCTCAGCGTCGACATCGGCGCGACTGAATATCGTTCATATGCTTGGAACATCTTTTCCGATGGAACCTTAGGCATTAGCACATACCCCTCTGGCACCGCCTGAGCTTTGGCTTTTTCTAGCTCTGCATCACGATGCTTTGCACATCTAAGCCAAGCATCCCAACGGCTATTCATGTTGCTTATTTCTTTCTGAGCAATTTCAGAAGGATTGTTTGATCTAGTCATAAACAGTTCATGCTCATGACTAAAAATAATGTCTCTTCTTCCTTTGTAATATTGGAAGGTATTTAGAAAAGCCTCTCTTTCCTTATTCAAATCTGTCATGCTGCCACCTTCAGTGTTTTTATTGCGTCATCTATAGCTTTGTTGAAGTTGCGAACATCTTGCTCTAGTGCTTCGATAGCCAAGTCTTTCGCAAACACACGAATAATGATGATCTGTAGTCCTTCTGGTAAACGTGGGTCATAGCTCACAAAGTCACACCATTCACGACGAGTACAAGCCAATTGACTAGTGATTTGCGGGATGTACTCATCTGGCACTTGCTTAGTCAGCAAGGTATTCAAATGCGTTGTAGTGTCTGGGCACTTAACTTCGATTTGACCATCTTCATTAACAAGCCCATCTGGTGAAGCCCCAAACATTTCAATGAAAGGGTGATCTATTAGGCCTGTTCCAACTACAAAGTTACCCGTTTCATTTTCATAAGCTGCTATTGCATGAGGCTCGTTGTCGATACCCCATTGCATAGCTTGGTTAGTGAAGATTTCTTTCTGAACGCCAGTTAGGCGCTCAGCTAGAATAGTTAAACCCAATGCATTTAATGCTTTGCCTTTATTTGGCTTTGCATTTAAATCCTTTACTCGGCTTGCTGTGACTTTGCCACAGCGTTCCGAATGCCAATCTTTACTACGCTGGAGAATGTTCATACACTTGTCCTTGTGGTTGATCAGCATGTTGAGCTGCTTCTTTTAATGAAGCGCTATGCTTAGTCCAGAAGTATTTTTTGCAGTCGCCCTGAGGCAATTCAGCGTAGCCAGTTTGCAAGGCTTCTGTGCCTTCCATTGCCAAAGCGCGCATGTTATCTAAATGCTGCTGCTCATAGGCTTCATAACCTTGAGGGACATCTGAACTAACAGTCTGAACGGTAGGGATATGACAATCATCAATACGACGAGCTTCGTCTTCGTCATAAATACCTGAGAAGCCGAAGGCAACACGGGCACATTGAATTAAAGCCTTATGACGTAGCATCCGTTTTGGGTATTTTTTCCAAGGTTCTGAATTACCCTGACACTCGGATAAATACTCAGTCACAACAGTAGGGTGGTTGCGGTCTTTACGGAAAATCTTGCATGTGCATGACTCATCATCTTGTTCAAACTGGATACCATCACATACAGGATTGTCATTAATAATGCGTGCCCATCCATCAATACCAACAACTGGTGTGATGCCGCCACCTTTGGCAGGGAATGCATAAATTTCTTTTGTAAAAGGATTTAGCTTGTACTGGTTTGCAACAATTAATAGAGAAAGAAATTCATCATTTGTTGCTTTCTTAAATACTGTATTAACAAGAGTATTTGCTAACTCAGCAGGATCAACATCTTGCATATTAAAAGCTGATGCAATCTTGCTAACTTGCGACAAAACAATATTACTCATCTTTTAATCCTCAAAATTTAATAGATACGTGTGGAACTAAGCCTTTATTGATTGCTTGCAAAATCTCTTTGCCTTTTGCTTCATCAATACCCAAAGCCAATAAGCCTTTTAGGGCTTCATTACAGATTTTTTTACGGTGTGCTTGGTTAGCTTGGCGAGCTTCTTCAGCCTTGCGTTCTGCTTCAATCTTTGCAGCTTGTTCAGCTTCAATACGTTTACGTTCTGCTTCGGCTGCATGTTGTGCGCGTAATTCAGCAGCTTCTTTTTCAGCAACTAAACGAGCTTCACGTTCAGCGGCTTCACGTTTTTCACGCTCTGCTTTAGCAATAGCTTCTTGCTTTTCACGTTCTACACGTTCGGCTTCTTCTTTAGCTTTACGCTCAGCTTCTAGGCGGGCTCTTTCAGCTGCTTCATGTGCAATGCGTTCTTCGTGTTCACGTTGTAAACGTTCTTGTTCAGATTTGCGTAGGCGTTCAAGTTCAGCCTGTTCAGCTTCATATTTTTCACGAGCAGCTAGGGTGGTGCGTAGAAACTCCAGAGTTTCGTATTTGGCAATTTTTGCCTGTTCCTCGAATTCCTCGAAAGATGAATCAATGACAATTTCTTCAACATTTCGAATCACACCCTTTAGCCAAACACTATCTTTATCTGCAATAACGGCAGTTTTGTAGAAATTGATAGAAAGAATACTTTCTTCATGCTTCGCTACACGGTCTTTCTCTGCCTGCTCCCAAGCATCACGAGGCGCTAAAATCTCATCACGTAAAGAGTCAAACTTTTTAACAATCGAAATGCGATCATCATCAATCACTTTGATTTGAGCTTTTTGTTCAGCAACTAATTCTTTGCCACATTTCTCAATAAGTGTTTTTGACTTACTGATTTTCAAAGCAAGCGAACCAATCGCATCACGGCCTTTCTTAGTGCTTACATCTGGCACATGAGAACGAACTTCTTGAGCAATACGTTCATACAATTCATCTGTACCACCACGTTTAGCGAAAGCCGCTACAATTACGTTTTGTTCTAATACTTGTAATTCATTAACTTGTGCGTTCATTAAGCTACATCCTTCTTTAATTCAGTAATCTTTTCTTCTCTTGCCAGTTCTTCCAAATACTCATTCAACTTAAGAATTTGAGTAGAAGTAAGGGCAAAGGGCATACCTTCGACTGCATCCACATAGTTGTATTCATCGACATGTGGGCGGCTAGTTGAATCGACTGTCATAATGGTGTAATCCACATCTTTCCAGTCTTGATAGTCCAAGCCTTCGCCATATTCGAAAGTGTCGTTTTTCTCAATTCCTTTAACACTTGCAACGATGTAGATGTGCTCAGCGTTAAAAACTGATAAAGAGAACTGAACAACTCCATCCTCAACACCTACATTCATCACTTCAAGGCTTGTGAATACAGCAGCATCAAACGAGATATTGGCTAACATATTCATTAGATAATCCCCCAGTGAACCGCCAAGATGAGGTTGAAGAACCCAATGAAACTAGCTAGTGCTATGTAGTTATCCATGAGAGGGCTCCTTGTCCAAATCAACTTCTTTCGAGCGTTCAGCAAGCATTGCGTCTGCTAAGTGATATGCATTTCTAGCCACATCTTCATCAATTAGATAGAAGCCCATGTTTGCAGCAAAGCCTTGCATAGCAGCAATTGCAAACTGATCACGTAAAGTTAATGTTTCCATCACTTCACTCCCTCAACCTGAACGCGTTCTTCTTCTTTATGCTTAAACTCAGGCAATGGAATCGGTGCATTTGCATAAAAAGCGTCAATCATTTCTTGAGTTACTTCGATTTCTTCTTCATGGTCGATTTCAAAGAAAGTCACTGTTAAATAAGTGTCTGCCCACTTCTTTAAGAAGCTATCTAGCTCAGCCTTTGCTTCATCCTTTAATGTGTCAGTGCCAGTGTTACCTTCTGCATATGACCAGTCATGGTTATCAAGGACATTCTCGTCATAACGTTCTAAAACATCTTCTGCATCAGGGAAGTAGCGAGTTGCGGAAATGGTTTGCTTAATGCCAGTTCTAAAGATGTTGCCAACAACAAGATCGTCGTTATCATTCATCTCTTGAAGGGCTTCTTCTGGATAGCTGTAATCAGACCAGCTGTCTTCTCCACGAAAGCTAAAAATACGTTCGCTCATTAGTTAGCTCCTTCCACTTGCACACGCACATACATGTTCTGTTTTGCTTTGAGTTCGTTGGCGTATTGCTCGTCGGCACAGCCTTTTAGGAATGCAAATACAATGAAGGTGATAATCCAGAAAGCTATGAATGCTTTCGAGCCATCCCTAAAGGCTTGGCTAAACTTGTACTTTTCAATTCTTTGATTCATAATCTTCTCACTCATTGAGTAAAAGTCCCGTGTCGCCAAACAGTCGGGACTTTTTTATTGGTTGGTGAGAAGATAGTAAGGTAACTTACCAAAATGGTCAAGAGATTTGGTAATTAAAATTACTTTTTATTTTTGTTAACTTACTTTTATGCTTTAATAGACAAAAGAAAACCCACCGTGGTGGGTTATTTGGTTCTACATAAGACTTACTTTGATGCTTCCTTTATTTTTTTTCTTATTCTTTCTTGCTCTGTGATCTTATTTGCTCTTGCTTGTATAGTACGCTTAAATTCCGAGAACTCAATGTAATCATTAAATGCACCCCACAAAGATAAGAGTAAGGTAGAAATTAAAGCGACCAATAAAGAAAGTGCTAAATTTGTATTAAAACCAGTCCATATCAAAACACCTAAAGCTGAGACAAAAATAAAATAAAAAAGAATAGAATTCCTTATCATTTTACTCCTTAACGTAATAGAAGAACTTATTCTATCGGACTCGCTGCTAGAGAGTTCCTTCAATTCACCACAAGCATTCAGTGAGTGAAGTGAATGGATTAATACCCCAAGTGCAAAAAAAGAAAGCCCCAGCCACCAAGGGTTTATTTGTGGTGCAACATAATTCAGTTTATGCATAACAAAATAACTTAATGAGGTTATAGCCATCACACTAAGAGATATAGTATGAAAACTATTAATAAATCTAATAGATTTTACATTCATGTTAACCTCAATTTTTTAAGTAGTAGGGCTAATATTCCCCATCAACCATGTGTGCATTTGTGACCAAAGATTACTTTCATTTATCACACCATTGATTGTGTCAAGCGTCAACTCTTTAGATATACGCAACTCACCAGCCTTAATTGTACCACCATTTTTAAGTACAATTTGGTAATCATCGTCTGGCATGTTCCTTAAAGCATTTGCAACAGTGTCGATAACTTTCTGTCCGCTTTCTGTTGTTTTATTATTGTATGTCATGACGACATACATTTTTAGATTAGCAGAATCAAGATTGTCTTTTAGTTTTAGTCCCTCAAGTTTATCAGCCCCAATTAGGGTTTTTATTATATCCATACCATTGCCTATAACGTTAAATGAGGCAGATTTAGCTTCAGTTAGAACTGCTCCAGAAGATTCATCTTGTGAAACAGGAATGCTATCAAGATTGGCTCCAATACGAAGGCTTTTAGCTGGATTTTTTTTCAGGATCTTCTGAGATTCTTCATTTACTTTATCGCTAAGACTTAAGAATTCTGTTGCGTCAAATAACCCTGCATTAGACAGAAGCCATTTCAAGTAATCTTCTAAATGGTTTGCTTTTAAAGCAGGAGATTGCATTAGGACTAAGTGGTTTTCAAAGACACCAAAATACAATATTGAATTAATAAATTGATTTTTAAGGTCTTCAGTTTTAGTTCCACTAGTTTTCCCTTGAATCTTAGCCATATCGAATGGTTCTATTGAGTACTCTTGAGTCGTCTCATCAAGGGTTAGAAAAGTTTTGGTAACATCATATTCAACAAAAACTAATTGCCCAAAAAGCATCCCATTATAGGTAGTATGATGGTTTAGCAGAATGAAATCTTTAGATGAGCTGTTAATAAGTTGATGTCTATCTTTAGCTAAATAAACTAGGGAGCCCTCTTGCAATGCTAGTTGCAAAAGCTCTTGTAGATTGTTTTTTGCGGATGGCATAACTACTGATTTGTAGTACACCTTTCTCCTTCTTGTAAGCTTTTTAGTCATCTTTACCCCCTCCCGAACCGTTGTAAAGACTGTGTCGGGTTCACAGTTTTATTAATCTTTGGTGTTATTAATTTTCTGCCCAAGCTTTCCTTCTTTTACCAACTGAACAACTTGTTCATTCGTAAGTACAGGAATATAGACCTTATCGCCGATATCTTTTGAAAGGATTCTCACTTCCTCAGCAGTTAGAACTAACGCCTCTCCATTTTTCGCAGCATCATTAATACGGGCAATAATTTGATTGATTGGTAATTTTGCGTTATCCAATTCCATTCTCCTTTTTTTAACCTGCACGCCACACCTGGCGGCCCATAACCTTAAAATTCAGTCCATTCTGTTCAGTAATTATTCTATCCCGATACTTTTCGTTGAAGCTATGCAGAACTAAAGAGCCATCAGCTTCTTTAAATATCTGCTTAATCATGCCTTCGCCAGCAAAGTAAACTGCGTAAATACCACCATCTACTATTTCAGTTTGTGATAGATCAATACCAACTAGATCTTGGTCATGGATATAATCCGCCATGCTGTCGCCTTTAGCTTTGATAAGTCTTAAGCACTTAGGGTCCACCATCTTTCTTTGAAAGAAGGAAGGGGGGAACGGATACTTTTCATTAATCACATCAAAGTGGAATTCAATAGATTCCCCAGTACCACACGAAAAATTAGCTTCCACAACGTCAATCCATATATAACCGTTTACCTCATCAAATTCGACAACATCAGGTTCAATAATACTGTCAGCATCGAATGAAGCTTCTTCTTTAGTTGTTAGTCCATGCTTAATAATAAAGTCTTGAATATTAAAATTAGTAAGATTTTTAGGCTCTTTACCCTTCAAAAGGTACTCAGTTGAGCTACCAAGAACTTTAGCTAATGCCATTAAGCTTTCATGCTTCGGCACGTTTTCGTCTTTTTCCCAGTAGATAACAGAAGTTTTAGATACACCAACAAGATCAGCCAATGCTTGTTGAGTAAGTTTTTTCTGTTTACGCAGATTTTTCAAGCGAATACCAAGGGTTTCCATTTTAATTCCACCAGCAGAACGTAAGTTATCTTACCAATTGACTTGGTAAGTTTTATGTAGTTTAATAAGGTAAGTTAAATTACTTTATGGGTAAGTTAGATGACTAAGTCAGAAGCTTTAGCCCTGCTTAACTGCACTGTTACACAGTTAGCAGCGAAGTTAGGGATTTCTCACAATGCAATCAGCCAGTGGGATGAAACAAAAATCCCATTAGCACGTGAATACCAAATACGTGATCTTGCTGATGGCAAACAACCAATTAAACGAACTAATGCAACCGCTTAGGAACTAAACCATGAGCAAAGTATCAACCGAATTGAGTGCAAGGGCTAGAAATGAAGTTTCTAGAGTTTTGCAAGCCCTTGCATCAAGCAATCAAAGTCAGGTTGCTGAACAGTTGGGGATTGATCCAAGCACATTATCACGAATGAAAAATGATAGAAAATCCAATGGCTTGACTGAGCTTGAGAACTGTTTAGTGCTGTTGGACATTCTTGGATTTAAGACTGTCCTCAAGAAATATCGAATGATTAGCGAGGAAAAACTAAATGCGCTTTTTGTGATGTCAAAAGCGTGGATGGAAAGCAAGCAAACAATTGACGATCTTTTTCAAGATGACATTGAAGATTTCGGCATGTGTTTTGAGCTTGGTTACAAAGAAAAAGCCTGATGTACAAGATCAGGCTCAATGTTCAATCGGAGCAAACCATATGAACTATTCAATATTAGCAGACATTGAACTAAATCGGAAGATTAGTTTGTTTCAAAAAGCGGTTGAGGCTTATGTGCTTAATCGAACTCTCGAAAACTCTATGGCATTGGCTAAAGCGAAAGCTGATTTAGCTGCATTTGTATTGAGAGGTGTTTGATGGGTGCATTAAGAGTATTGCCTTTGGAGAATGTAGACATTCACCCAAGCACAGCAAAAAGAATTGAGCAAAAAACCATGTCCAAAAAAGAAGATGGGTACACACCATTGCCTAACTTTGTTTGTGATGAGGGGTACTTGGCTGTTTTAAGTGGTGAAGCAATTAAATGTCTAGTTTTACTCAATAGACACATCAAAGGCTTTCATGAAGAAAACAAGGCTATTGGTGAATCCTTAATTTTAAAATTAGCAGGCTTTAAAGACAAAAGAACTGTCAGAAAAGCTATGTCTGATTTAGCAAAATACAACCTGGTAAAAATCACTAAAACTTTGGGTAAAGCTACAAGTTATGAAGTGACTTTTGAAGAGAGATTATCTCTTGAACTAGTAGCATCAAATGTTACTAGTGCATCTAAAGTAGTTACATCAAATGTACCTAGACTAGTAGCATCAGATGATACTGGAACTAGTAGCATCAAATGTCACTCTGTAAAAGAAAAGAAAATAAACTTAAAAGAAAGTGAGCAACAAGAAAATCCAGTTGATGAAGTTCTCAATATCTGGAAACCAGATTTACAACAATTGAATTCATGGATGCAAAGATCAGGTTTACCAAAAATCAATCAAGCTCAAGTTGACGAGCTACTTCTTGAAATCAACCCACACTACGAAAACAAAATCATCACTGGTGCAGTAACAAGCACTCAGATGTATTCAAACTTTGTGAAGTGGGTTAAGCGTGACTACAATCTCGTAGAGCGTTTATTCCAACAAACCAGCAGTGTTGCACAAAACATCAATCCTTCTGAACTCAAAGCAGATATGGGGGATTGGTAATGTCGAATATTCATAACATCCCTATGGAACAAGCGGTTCTTACAGCATTGATGACTGTAGACAAAGCATTTGATGTTGTAAGTAACGATCTTGATGTTGAGTGTTTCTTTCCAGAGCGCCATAAGCAAATCTTCCAGGCTATTGCCGACCTTGCTAACGAAAACAAACCTTATGACTTCGTTATGGTTGAGCAGCAGCTTAAACAAAAAAACGTAATTCATTTGATGGGTGGTTCTGAATACCTGCTTCAAATGAGCAGTGAAGCGCCTTCAAGCTTCTACAACCTGGAGTCTTATGTTGCTGAGTTGAACAAGTTTAAGGCACACCGCGAAGTCGAGCATATCGGTCAAAGCATTGCTGAGATTGCAAAGGACTTAACAATCCCTGACGTTCACATTGCGGCAGAAAGCATCCTGGATGGGAAGAAAACTTCAAACGATGTTGAGAAGACCAGCTTCACATTTGAAGAGGCTTTGAACCGTGCTACAGATCGTTTAATCCAAAAGGCTGAGGCTAAAGCTAACAAGCAGTACACAGGCGTAAAGTTTAACTTAACTCACCTCGATAACCTGGTTGGATTAATTCAAAAAGGACACTTCTGCATCGTGGGTGGTCGTCCTGGTTCAGGTAAATCAACTCTAGCTCAAATGTTAGTTATTCAGACAGCAGTGCGATACAACGAGCCTGTATTGGTTGTATCTGCGGAAATGGATGTGGAGACATTCACAAACCGCTGCATCTCAGCATTAACCAAAATTCCTTATGACAACATTCATAACGCTGAATTATTTGATGGGATGTTGGCTCAATTTGCAGATGCTCAAAGACGATTCAGTTCTTTGCCAATCCATATCGAAGACAAGCAAAAGCCGACAATTGCAGAAATACATTCTTGGGCTCGTAAAGCTAAGCGCAAATACAAAAGACTAGGATGCATCGTAATTGACTACCTTCAATTGGTTCGTGACCCAAGTAAGAAAGACCGTTACCAGGAAGTGAGCTCAATTAGCCGTGATTTAAAAGCACTTGCTAAAGAGTTTGATTGCCCAGTTATAGCATTAGCGCAGCTTAATCGTGAGTCTGAGAAGGGCAAGCGACCTAAAGCATCAGATCTAAAAGAATCAGGTCAGATTGAACAAGACGCAGATCAAATCATCCTGGCGAATCCAATCATTGGTGAAGACGACCTACCGTCAGGTGTCACCGAATTAATCGTTGCTAAAAATCGTCATGGCAAGAAAGGCGTAGTTCGCGTTATGGACCGCTTAGATATCTGCCGTTTTGTGACTATTCGAGAAGAAGGAATGGCTGCATGAAAACTTTAAATAGAACAAAGAAATTGAACTTTGATGACCAGCTTAGCTTACTCGTGTTTGGCTGTCATGCATCAGCGCCTTTCAGTGTCAAAGACGTGAAGGAATCAGTGTTTGATTTCAATCGAGGAACCATCTACAGCAATCTTCAAAAATTTGTTGAATGGAAATATTTCGAACGTGTTGGGAAAAATCATTACAAGGCAACTCAATACGCAAAAGACATCCTGAATGTTAAAGGGGAGCTGAAAGCATGATCGAATTTGTAGATTACACATCAATGATGAAGCTCCGCAGAGATTACAACCTCGGCACTCGCAATAAAGAAACAAGAGCAGCAGCGAACCTATACGAGAAATTAAGAAAGCTGAAAATGCTAGACCAGCTTAAGCAGGAAGCCATTACTAAACGTTACAAGGAGGGGGTATGAAACCAGAACATTTTATTCGTGAGTTTGGGGTGGAGAGAGCGAGAGAGGTTGTTGAGGGGGCGCCTGATTGGGCTAGATATTACAGCACTATTGATGGCGAGTACTACTTGATTGAGCTTGGTGCTGTGTTTCTTCCTGATCTAGAGCGATTAGTTGATTCACTGGACCGTTACAGCAAATTCGAATACAAGCAAGAAGCGCTAGATGCAATCGATGATGCACCAGAAGGTGCTACAGACTACAGAAAACTTAGCTGTGGCACTCGATATATAAAACAAGGTCCACGCTTCTTTGAATATTGGAATGGTTCTGAATGGTGCCGCCCTACAGTTCCATTTACAGATGAAACCCACATTTTGCGCTTTGATAAATTGGATGATTTAAAACAGTCGATCAAAGACCACGAATCAATATACGGAGGTGGGGATGAAACTAACTAAACGTCAACGTGCTGAGCTTAAGCAGAAGTTCGGTGGCCATTGTGCCTATTGCGGTGAGTTACTTGGTGATAAGTGGCATGCAGATCATATCGAAGCAGTGAAGCGAGATTTAATTCATGTTGGTGGTGGCAAATTGATCACAGGAGAAATGACTAGACCGCAAAACGACACATTAGAAAACATGAATCCCGCATGTGTTCCTTGCAATACAAACAAGTCGTCTATGCCTTTGGAAGGATGGCGAAAGATGCTGACTCATTATCGGGATGTGCAGCTACTACGCGATAGCACACATGCTCGTCATTTACTTCGCTTTGGTTTGATTGAAATTAAATCTGAACCAGTGGTGTTTTTCTTTGAGAAAGGAGCCAGCCGTGAGTGAGTTTAAAAAAGGCGACATCTTGGTTAATAAAACGGCTGTGAATACAGGGACTATTGAGCTGATCTATGAGCAAAAATATTACTTTCACGGGCTTAGCAAAGACTTTGGGATCATAACAATCAGTAAGAAGAAGCTAGCTAAATATCGCAAAGCAAATAAAGCAGAGGAAGAAGCAGGCCACCGCATTGACAACGATATGGGCGACGACTCCCACATAGAAAACCACATCAGTCCGCTGTGTAAATCAAAGGATGTTTGAGATGGATAAACCAATAACATTTAACGAATGGTTAGGCACACAAGGCAATATGGTTCTCCTTCATGCCAATTGTTGCCGTATTGCCTTTGAAGGTGGTCAGCAGTCACAGCAAGCGAAAGTGGAGGAGCTGCAAAAGCGGGTGGATCAACAGGGACTAATCATTGCAAAGGCTATGTCTATTGCATCAGACCTTCAAAAGAGCTGGTCAATGTTTGAGATTGGCAAGAAGTTAGAGCAAGCGCTCAAGGGGGAAGGACAGTGAAGCTAAGAACAATCCCGCAAGAGTATGAATCAATACAGTTTGAAGGAATCACAGAGGAACTAGAAGATTTCCTAAAAGGTACTGATTCAAAGGTGTATATGCAAGGTGAGTGCTTTGTATTGTCTGGGGTTATCGGGAATCATGGCATTGATATAGGAGATTATTTGTATAAAACAGATTCACCATTAACCCTTGTTCATGTCGCACATAACGATAAATCTTTCAGCAAATACTTTGAGGTGCTGCCATGACCACATTCAAAGAGGCTCAAAGGGTCCAGTCACAAAAGGCAGCTCGTTCAAAGCGATTTAATCGAGTGCCTACAGAAGATCAAGAACAGATGACGCTCATGAGTTGGGCGCATCGTGTGAAGTATGGTTCAGGTCGTTTGAGTGATTACCTGTTTCATATTCCTAATGGTGGCTCAAGAAACATAATTGAAGCTGCAAAGTTCAAGAAGTTAGGCGTAAAGGCTGGTGTTCCAGACCTTCAGCTAATTGTTCCAAATGGTGAGATACACGGGCTTTGGATTGAATTGAAGTCAAAGAAAGGGAAATTACAACCAAGTCAAAGGCTCATGATTCAACGCTTAGAAGAACAAGGTTACATGTGCAAAGTCTGCTTCGGTGCAGATGAAGCCATAGATGAAATTAAAAAGTATTTGATGATTTGAGGTGGCGTGATGGTCTTTTACGAAGTTGGGACATACGAACAACACGAAGAAGGTTTTCATGCTTTCTTTCGCACTCGATATGAAGATAAAGCTGAACAAGTCAAAGCATGGGCAGAGGAGTACCAAGCTAAGACACCTGAATGGCCTACAGGTGAGACTGATGAAAAGCAGATTCAATATATGGATCTGGTGCGCAAGCTTGATGATGAATTTGCGGAACTGATCGGCAAGAAGTTCCCAATCTCAAATTATTCAAAAGAAATGTACTCAATACTTATAAACAAAGCAGAACTAGACGATTAGGGTGACGGTATGAATGCGGCAGTAAATCACATTATGCAAACAACGGACTGGACTAAATACAGTCTAGAAGAATGGCTTTATCAATTTGGGGCTTGGATGTACTCAAATTCTGGAACTTGTGGAAAAAGCATAAACCCGATTGCTGTCGCTATGGATCAGGCTGCTAAGAAGCGCAAGCAGGAGGTGAAAGGTAAAGAGCAGATCATGGCTGATTGGCTGTGTTCAGATGATCCAGTTATCCCTAAAGGTCGTGGGCGTATAACATGTGAAATCACTGATAATGAAGCGCGTGCAGTTCAACGCCTCATCTTGGATATGCAAGGGCAGTCAGAAGTGCTAGATGGGTGGCTTGATGCAGTAATTAAAAGATATTTCTACAACAACTCTTGGTCAGAAATGGTTGTAACTCAAATGAATCCAGTTGGAGATATGGTTGTTGTCTATTCTCAAAATGATGCTAGAGCAGATGTTAAATGTGGTTTAGCTGCAATTCACTGCCGTTATAGTTTTATTAAATACAAATAGGTATAGAACTTGACCTTGTACAAGGCATGTGGCATATTTATGTTAGAGTGGTGCGAAGTGTAAGTAAGGCATCACTGGATTAGTTGGTAACCCTTGCAACATAGGCAAGAAGGCGAAACTAGATTAAAGCCTGTCATTGTCAGTTGATGGGCTTTTTGCTTTTATGCCCTACAAGCTTAGAACATTGGATTCCGATGTGCTGGACTGGATTTCTAGTCGATGCTTAAACGTAGGGCTTTTTTTGGAGGTTTACATGCTCCGAATCATCAGGCAGGTCTTTTGCATTCATGTTTGGGAATATGAGTTGGATTATAACGAAGACCGAATCAAAGAATGCAGGAAGTGTGGAAAGATAAAATATAATTAACTATTGAGAATTCAAATACTTATTTGCAATTATGTATGTTTTGTAGTCTACTGAGCATGTCTTAATCTTTGAGAGAAAATGCTTGTGTTTGGCTATATTGAAACTTTAGACGTGATTGACTCTAATGGTGATAAGTCTCAATTAGAGAAGTGTAGAATCGATTCAAATGAGGCAGTCTACACTCAAGGTGATCTAGAAGGCATACATATTGGCAACATGCTCATTAGAACTTATTCAGATGGGTTTACTGAGCGATTCAAAATTATAGGCATATCTGGACCAACACTAATACCTGGTGTTAAAAAAATTGAAGTTCTGAAAGTTTAATTAAATGCCCCGCCAAGTGCGGGGTTTTCTTTTTTGGAGAATACCAATGGATGGTTATGGCATTGGCAAAGATGGTATTGGATTGGGGTGAACATGATTATTTATGAAATGATTTATCACTCTGGTCCAGAAGATTACACAAGTGACTTCTATAAAGAGAATAACGAAAAGTCTAGACGTCATTTCTTTAATCAGATTTCAAAAGATACAAGGCAAACATTATCTGATTATTTGGCAGATCCATATTTTAATAAAGAATTAGATGCCTATGTGATCGAAGCTTTTGAAGAAGAAATTGAAGCACTTAATCACATGAAGGTTGAGTTTATTAAGAATGGACGAGTAAACCACTCATCTTACGTATCAATCGTGGTAGCTGAAAGATTAGTTAAGGATGTGTGAACATGGACACAATCGAAGCGAAGAAGAATTTAGAAATCTATAAACGTAATCTTAGCCGGTTAGAAAACTATAACCATTTATTCAGCAGTCATACGTTTAAGACTGAATGTCAGCGTGAAGTGAATACTCTCAGAACCAGAATAGAGAACCTAGAAAATGCGTTCGAAAAAGAGGCTAAACGAAATAAGAGCGCTACCCTGTATTAGATGCGGCTATCCTCATTCGCAAGCGGCTCATTCTAATTCTGGTAAGCATGGCAAGGGAAAAGGAATAAAAGCCTCAGATGCGTTTACAGTGCCTCTCTGTCATAAGTGTCATTTCTTATTCGACACATACCAATTAGGCACAAGACAAGAATCGGAAGCCATGTTTGAGCGGTGGTTGGAAAAAACAGAGCGGATGCTTTGTTTTAATGCAGGGCATGATGAAGTATTTTGATATAGTGATGATTCATTAATCAATTAAGGCTATGAAAGTGGGCGCAGAATCTTTTAAAAATTTCTCAGCAGATGAAGTGATAGGCCAAATTAATTGTGGTTTGGATAGTATTAGTAATCCTTTCACTATCGAAGAGCCAGCTAACTTGTTTGAGAAGAATGTTCAAACTAATGTGCTCAAGCATTTTGAAGGTTCAAATACAAAAGTAGAGATTGATCGGAAAGATGGTTATCTAATCTTCACAGCAGAAAGAGTTTTAAGTTAAGCCACCCTCGGGTGGTTTTTTATTGCGAGGTCAAAATGGAACCTAGATTCGTCATCAAAAACCATTCTGACATCAACTATGTAATTGGCTATCTCAATACTAATCATGCAAAGGCAGCGAGTGAAGGGAAGCCTTTAGTCGTATTGATTGCACCACAAGAGAAAGATCGTTCAAAAGCTCAAAACCGTTTGTACTGGATGTGGCTTAATCAGTGGGCTAAGAAGCAGGGAACGGATAAAGATTACGAACATCTATTCTTCAAAAAGAACTTCTTAGCAAAGATCTATGATCGTGATGACGTTGGCCAATACAAGACCACATTCAAGGCTGTTAGAGAGTTGAAGGATTCTAAGCATCCTCTTTACCAAGATGTAGCAAACGGCCTATGCGAGCTAATGAGCACTACAGACGCAAGTACAGCTCAATTCACTGAATACCTAAACGACATTCATGCATTCTGTAATAAAAACGGGTGTTATTTGGAAACGCCTGATGATCTTAAGTATGTGCTTGAATAATTGCCAATTTCATATTATTAATGTCTCTCACTTTATAAAATGAGAAACTAATAAATGACAATGAATCCTAGAGAAGCTGAAGCTGTAATTGAATGTGAAAAAATTAAAGGGAAGGCAGCAATTGCTGTGGCAATACTAAGCAATTGTGGTGGCCAAGGTGTTATGGATTTAAGCGAGTTAAGTAGAGATAATTTACTTAATTATATTAAAGAGGTTCAAGCAACCTTAGATGAAGAATAATACAAACCGCCCAAGTGGCGGTTTTTTTATGAGGTAAATATATGGCAGCTCCAATCGGTAATAGATTCTGGGAGCAGCGCAGCTCTCACGGTCGTAAACCGATCTTTGAAGATCCAGAACAACTATGGGAAGCTGCCTGTGAATACTTTGAATGGGTTACAGATAACCCACTAGAAGAGGCGAAGGCATTTGCATATGAGGGCGTTGTAACTGTTGAAGATTTGCCGAAGATGCGCGCAATGACCATTCAAGGTCTATGTTTCTTTCTTGATATCTCTGACGAAACTTGGGCAACTTACTGCTCTAAAGAAGGTTTTATTGGAATCTGTAGCGATATCAAAAGGGTTATCTTCACTCAAAAGTTTGAAGGTGCAAGTGCTGGATTGCTTAATGCTTCTATTGTTGCCCGTGAGCTTGGCTTAGCTGACAAACAAGAGAATAAGCTGACACTTGAAGTTCAGTCATTATCAGAATTGATGGATGAAATAGGGAAGGATGATTAATTATAAGGAGTAGCCATGCTGAATCCTGAGCATAAAGCGAAACTTAAAGACCAGTTATGGCGCTTAAATAATCTTTACTACATTACGAATAAAGAGGGTAAGCAAGTTAAGTTCAAGATGACACTTGAACAGCTTGAATACTTCGAAAACGAATGGACACGTAACATCATCTTAAAGGCACGTCAGTTAGGTTTTACCACTGAGATGTGCATGATTCAGTTAGATGCTGCATTATTCATGTCTGATAAGTGTGCATTGATTGCCCATACGCTACATGATGCTAAGCGCTTGTTCCGTGAAAAGGTTAAGTACGCTTATGATCGCTTACCGCATTTAATCAAAGCAGCTAATCCTTTAGAGATTCAAACTAAGGATGAGCTTGTATTTGTTAAAGGGGGTTCGATCACAGTATCAACCTCTTTCCGTGGTGGAACATTAGACCGATTACATGTGTCTGAGTTCGGTAAGATTTGTGCGAAGTTCCCAGATAAAGCACGTGAGATTGTTACTGGTGCATTTGAAGCGGTCAGTCTTAAAGGACGAATCACACTTGAGAGTACTGCTGAAGGTAAAAGCGGCTACTTCTATGAATTCTGCCAATTAGCGGAAAAGTTATTATTACTCAGCAAAAAATTAAGTCCTCTTGATTGGAAATTCTTTTTCTTCTCCTGGTGGAAGAATGCTGATTATGAAATTGAACCAACTGAAGAACTCCCACAGCGCCTAGTTCAATACTTTGAAGAACTGGAAGTTAAGCACAAGATTAAAACAACGCCAAAGCAAAGGGCTTGGTATCACTCAAAAGAGAAAACTCTTGGCGAGGATATGAAGCGGGAATATCCAAGTATTCCTAGTGAAGCTTTTGCTCAGTCTGTTGAAGGTGCTTACTACAAGAACCAATTTAAATTCTTGTATGCCAATAAACGCATTGGTGTATTGCCTTCTAATGATCATTTACCTGTTATGACCTTCTGGGACTTAGGTGTCTCAGACTCAATGGTGATCTGGTTTATCAGGAAGTTATCAGATACTTGCTACCAAGTTATCGATTACTACGAAAACTCAGGCGAAGGTATGCGGCACTATTTCAAAGTGCTTAAAGAAAAAGGCTACAAGTACAGCAAGCATTATGCTCCGCACGACATTAAAAACCGTTCTCTTATGAATGATGGTAAGTCTCGCCTAGACATTGCCAAAGAAGGTTATGTGCTTGATGACGGGGAGAAATACTCAGTCAACTTCGAAGTGGTGCCAAATATAACGGTGATGGATGGTATTGAGCAGGTTCGTGAGATTTTGCCTCTATGTGAATTTGATGAGTACAAATGTGCAGAAGGCATCACTCATCTTGAGAACTACCGAAAAGAGTGGAATGACAAGCTTGGATGTTGGAAAGACAACCCACTTCATGACATTCACTCACACGGTGCTGATGGCTTCCGTATGTTTGCTGTGGCTATGGGTAAGAAACAATATGTAACTTCATTAAAACTAGGATTTGCAAGATGACAGACGTTACTACTAAGCATCCTGATTACTTAAAAAACGTTGATCTATGGAGCAAGGTAGAAGACGTTTGTGAGGGTCAGCATAAAGTTAAGGCTGCTAAAGAAAAGTACTTGCCGAGACACAATAAGCAAGACAATACGCCAGAGGCTATGGCTGCATATGATTCATATTTGGAACATGCAGTATTTTATGGGGTCACTGGTAAGACATTGGGGAGTCTTATTGGTGGCGCTTTTTCGCGCTTGCCGAACTTTCAAAGACCCGATGATCTTGAATATCTTGAACGAAATGCAAATGGTCAGGGAGTGGGAGTTTATCAGATAGCACAGGCATCCTTACGTCATGTATTAAAGACATATCGATGCGCTTTATATGTGGATTACCCAAGTGTAACCCCATCAAAAGTTAGAGCTGAAGACTATAGTAAACAAGCTTTTCCAATGATTCATGTACTTCCTGCTAAGTCTGTGATCAATTGGGATACGATTATTATAGGTAATCAGCAAAAACTCTCACTTGTAGTAATTCATGAGGAAGTTTCAAGTAGAGCACAGGGTGGTTTTAAGTTTGAGAAAAAAGATCAGTTCCGAGTGCTTCGCTTGGAGGAAATAGATGGTCGATTTGTCTTTACTATCCAAGTGTACAGGCAGAACTCTGATGGAGCTCTAACTGAAGAACCAAAAACTATTCCAACGGATTACAACGGCAAGCAATGGGATTATATTCCATTCACTTTTGTTGGAGCTATTGATAATACGCCCGCAATTGAAAGCGCACCACTGCTTGAGTTGGCAGATTTGAATTTGGCTCATTATATTGACAGTGCTGACTTTCAAGAGTCGGTTTATTTTGTTGGGCAGCCTCAATTCTTTATGGAAAATGTTGATACAACTATGTATGAAATCATCAAAAAAGATGGTTTGTATATCGGTTGTAAGAACGCATTCCCTGTGAAACTAGGGTTTGCACAAGCTAACCCAAACACGCTCTCTCAAACTGCAATGGAAAAGAAATGGGAGCAGATGAAAGAGTTGGGTGCCCGGTTGGTTCAAGCAGGGTCGGCAAATAAAACTGCTACTGAGGCCAACAACGACGATGCCGTGCAGCATTCAGTACTTTCTCTTTGTACTGTGAATATCAGTGCAGCTATTACTCAAGCACTTCGTTGGTGTGCAAAGTTTGCTATGCCTAATGTAGATTCAATATTGCCCGAAGAGTTGGTATTTGAAATCTCGAAAGAGTTTAGCAAGCCACAGTTTGATAATGAGCGTTCTAAGCAACTCTATGAAGCTTGTGTTGCTGGTAAGTATCCATTTAAAGTTTGGCATGAATATCAGCAAACTGGAGAGTTCCCTGATTATTCATATGAAGAGATTCAAGAAATGCTTGAAGAAGAGCAGATGAATAGCCCAATGCCAGCTTACAACATGAATGGTGTAAATAATGGATCAAATAACCCAACAGGAACTGTTTAATAATCTGGTTCAGCATCAAGCCTATCTTTACAGACTTTCATCTAGCGAAATTAATGCGCTCTTAAACCAGTTTGATTCTTTATCAAATGAAATGTCAAGCCAGTTAAGAGATCTGTTAGATGAATTGTCAGAAGCTGAAAAGTCAGCATTAATGGCAGGGCAATACACAACGCCAGCTCTTAAAGATATCCGGGCGACAATGCAAACATGGCAGGCTTCACTTCTTACTTCAATTCCAGAGGCGTTCACAGTTTCAGCGGCTGCTTTAGCTGTGAATGAGGCAATGTATCAAGCTCGAATTCTTGGGGAGAAAATCAAGGAACCGAGTGCTAAGACCTTGTACAGCAAGATCAAAAAGCAGCCTATGTCTGGCGGGGTGTTGCTAGACTATCTCTTCAATAAGATTGCTGATGATGCCAAAACAAGGGTTGAGCAAGTTATCCGTGATGGGCTCTCTCAAAGTCAAACGAACCAACAAATCATTCAGCGAATTAAAGGCAAGAAGGCTCTCAATTATCAAGACGGAATATTGGAGCAATCTAGATCTAGTATCTCTACTATGGTTAGAACTGCGAGAAGCCATGTTTCTAATCAGGCAATGCTTGATACTTACAAGGTATTGGACGTTTCTTATGTAAAGTTTGTGGCTACTCTGGATAGTCGAACAAGCAAGCAATGTGCTAGTTTAGATGGTGCTGTTTATAAAGCAGATGAACCACATCCAACACCACCTCTTCATCCAAATTGTAGAAGCATTATTCTTCCAGTTACGAATAAAGAAGGTACAACCATAGGCAAACGACCCTTCAATTCTAAAGTGGGAGATGCAGGTGAAATTAACACTGTTGATTCCAATACATCTTTTAAAAATTGGTTTGAAGGGCAATCTGTAGCCTTTCAACAACAGTGGCTTGGTCCATCACGATACAAGCTATTCAAAGAGGGTAAATATTCTCTGGATAAGTTTGTAGACCCTTTAACTGGTCAGCCATTCACACTTGCTGAACTCAAAAAGCTTGATGAAGAAATGTTTAAGAGGTTGGGATTATGAAGCAAATAACCATGAGTGAGGCTCAATACATCCTCAGTACGAATCTTATTTTGTTGCCATTCGTGCAGAAGATGATACCAAGATACATGGCGATTTTTGGTTATAGCTTCGAAAAGCCAAAGTCTATTATTTCACGAGGTTATGCATGAGAAAAATACGATTAGAAGGTGGTTATGTGAAGCTTCCTTACCCAATCACTATGGGGCTGGATAGTTGTGATTGTATTTATTCAAATATGACACCTGAAATAGCAAAAGCTTTAGGCTTTAACCGAACTTCGGAATTAGAAAAAATGAATACTCCAAAACAAATTAATGTTGTGATTAGTACGAAAGTATCAGATGACAGAAGCGTCAAGCAGAAAGTAGATGAAGCTCTAGCAAGTCTATATAGCATCACCTATGACGAACTGACTGATGATATCTGGCAAGCAATCAAGTTGCTTCAAAAAGCCAAGTAAGGAGAAACAGCATGCCAGACATTATGGGCGCAGTTTACTTGTGGCTAACCATCATCGTTGTTGCAGTATTCGCAATTGGATTTGTATGTGGAGCCTACTTCCTATGATCTCATCCGAACAGTAACTTATTAATGGCCTAATCCTCTGGTCTTGGACCATTCCAAGAAAATAACTGATTCAAACCTTAGCACCTTCGGGTGCTTTTTTATTGTCTGCTGAAAGCGGATGCCTACAGCGAACGAGTGGAAACTCATTAATTTAGAAAAGGTTGGATAACCAATGAAACTTAAAACGACAGAAGTAAACGGTAAGAAATATGCGGAACTAGATGCAGGCGGATTGCCAATCTATGTACACGATGATGGTAAAGAAGTCGGTTTTGATGCTGCTCAAGCAGTTGGCAAAATTAGCTCTTTAAATGCGGAAGCTAAAACACATCGTGAAGCAAAAGAGGCTGCCGAGAAATCCTTAAAAGTTTTCGAAGGGCTAGATCCTGAGAAGGCAAAAACCGCATTAGAAACTATGGCTAATCTTGATGCTAAAAAGCTTGTGGATGCAGGTGATATCGAGAAGGTTAAAGCAGAGCTTACTGATGCACTGAAAAAATCATATGAGCCACAGATTCAGCAACTTACCCAAGAACGTGATTCAGTTCAGGCTCAACTACATAAAGAGCTGATCGGTGGTGGTTTTGCTCGTTCGAAGTTCATTCAAGAAAAAATTGCAGTACCTGCTGACATGATTCAAGCAACCTTTGGCAATAACTTCAAAATTGAAGATGGAAAGGTTGTGGCTTATGGCATTGATGGCCAAAAGATCTATTCACGAACCAAGCATGGTGAAGTTGCCGACTTTGATGAGGCTTTAGAAACACTAGTTGGAGGATACCAACATAAAGACTCAATCCTTAAAGGCAATCAAAGCACTGGTGGTGGATACGGTGGTCAAGGTGGCGGGGGAAATAACAACAATGTCGGCAATATGGGCGGATCAATCCAAGAACGCCAAGCCGCTATTGCAGCCAAATTTAATTTAGATAAGTAATTGGAGAAATTATGTCTTTATCTCAAATGCAGGTTTTCAATGAATACATCATGCCTGCGACAATTGAAACTCTCGCTCAAATGGTGCAAAAGTTTAACGCTGCTTCGGGTGGTGCAATCCGATTAACCACTGACGGTTTTACAGGTGATTTCCTACAAGAGTCATTCTTTGCTTCACTTGATGGAGCTCAGCGTCGTGTAGATCGATATGCTGCTAATGGCACAGCGCCTATTACAGATTTGTCTGAAATTAAGCACTCAAGCGTAAAAGTTGCTGGCGGTATTGGTCCAGTGCGCTATGAACCTTCACAAATGACGTGGTTACAGCGCCCAACTGCACAAGGTATTGAAGTTGCTTCGCGTACTTTTGCAAGCTTAATGCTTAAAGACCAGCTCAACACAGCAATTGCAGCTCTTGTGGCGGCAATCTCAAACCAAGCAGATGCAACAAATGACGTATCTGCAACTGGTGGTCTTACTTACAGCGCCATGAATGGTGCACATGCTAAGTTTGGCGATCATTCAGGAAATATCATCACTGATGTTATGAATGGTGCTGCTTACCATAAGCTGGTTGATAAGAACTTGGATAATGCTGCCAAGCTTTTCCAAGCTGGTAACGTCCGTGTTATCGATATTCTTGGGAAATTAGTGGTTGTAACTGATGCACCAGCACTTTATGCAGCAGGAACGCCAAACAAGCTCAAAGTCCTTTCTTTGACTGATGCAGCAGCTATCGTGTCAGATGGTGGTGATGTTGTATCAAACATTGAAACTACCAACGGTAAAGATCGCATTGAAACGACTTTACAGGTTGATTACTCATTCGGTATTGGTCTTAAAGGCTACACATGGGATGAAGTCAATGGTGGTAAATCTCCAAGTGATGCTGAATTAGCAACTGGCACAAACTGGGACAAGTCAGCAACTAGCATTAAACATACTGCTGGTGTGATCACCATTGCAGATGCAGCGCAGTAATTAATTGGCAGCCTTCGGGCTGCTTTATTTTTTGGAGTTGAAAATGTCTAAAGAACAGAAAGTAATTTACGAACCACATCCTGTTAGTGAAGAGCGTAAACGAGAGTTGAAAGGTAAAGGCTATAAGATTTTAGATGCAGCTTTTAAGCCCGATGACTTTGAAAATGATGAATTTGATGAAACAGATGCATTAGAAGCTATTAGTGAGTTGAACCGAGAATTGGCTGTAGAAAACAGTCAGTTAAAAGAAGCGCTCGTAGGGTCAGAAAAATTTGCAGCAGAAATTGAAGCCCAAAAAACGCAACTATCAGGCGTGATTCAAGAACGAGATGCATTGGCCATTAAGGCGGCTGAGCTAGAAAAAACTGTTGAAAGCTTAAATAAAACTATCGCAGATTTGGAAAGCAAAAATAAGCAGAAGCCTGCTTAAGAGCCAAATAATACTAAACCTGAAGATCAACCTAAGGAATAAACCATGACTTTCATCACCATTGCAGATGCAGAAACAATCTTAGGAGCTGACTTTGCACCGGATGGTGATAAAGCTCGTTTGGTTTTACTGGCTAATACTTGGATGAAAAATGAGATTGGGTTTGTGCCTGATCCAGTTACGGAAAATCTTAAGCTTGCTGCTTGTGAAATTATTAAAGGCGTTAAGGCGGGCGAGATTTACAGCGGGAAAGAACAAGAGCTTAAGCGCAAAAAAGTAAAAGCCGACACGGTAGAGTCTGAAAAAGAATACCAAGATGGAAGCTTTTCATTATCAAGCTTTGAGCAGATTGCTTTAGCACTGATTGCAGCTGAGAACTTGCCTAAACATAAGTTTTTCACCATCCCTTTAGTGAGAAATTGAAATGGGCTTACGCGACGAACTTCAGGCAGATATTGCCGAAGCATTAAACTCCGATTTATCTGATGCCGCAGATACATTCAGTTGTACTCGAAAGAAGCTAACTGGATCTAATCCCGCTACAGGTGAAGATACTTACACCGAATACATATATAGCGGTAGAGGCGTCCTATTTGGCTCTTATTTAAAAGATTTGGTTAAGCCTACAGATTACCGCGCCACAGACTCCAAAGCCGTGCTACTGCAAAATGAAGTGAAGGATTCAGCAGGTACTTTAGTTGAGCCAGATGTTAACGACATTTGGGTGATTGAAGGCGGGAATTATCGTGTTGTGAGTTACGGAAAAGATGCGGCTGATTCGTGTTGGTTCTGCCAGCTAAGGAAAGTTTAGGCGCTTTCCTTTGGTCGATTTTTTGCTGACATGACAAAGCTATTTTTAAGGTAGGGTGGCTTAGACCCACAATGAGGTGTCACTTCAGTTCTAGTTTGCCCATTGTTAATTAGGCTCACATAACGTCTTTGGAGCTTTAAAGACCTAGCGATTGATGAAACAGATTCACCAGCCAACAACCTAGAAATAATTAATAGTACAAATTCTTCAGAATGTTTAATACTGTGGTAGAGATTTTTTGGTTTTTTATACTCACGGCATTTCTTGACTAGTTCAGGGGTGGATGCATTCACCCAAGTTTTTCCTGATCGGATGCTGTTAACAATATTCAAAGGTATATTGGTTAAGGTGGAAATCTCATTAAGAGGCATGTTGCTTAGGATTAGTTCTCTTACATTGTTGGCTTGCGGTGCTGTTATTGTTGCTAATGAACTATTTTCTCCAACAGTAGGTTGCGAAAGCCCATTTGAGAAAGAATGGATAGCATTCTCGCTTGCAGTGACCCATTCAAGATTTGAAAAATGGTTGTCAAGTTTGATGCCGTTCTTGTGATTAACATGAGGCTTATTAAATGGATTATCGCAAAATGCAGAGGCAACCAATCGATGAACTTTGCAAGTTTTCTGCTTTCCGTCTTTACTAAGCCCAACTATTTCATAGCCCGTTTTACCAATTCGGGTTTTGAGAATCTTTTCTTGAATAAATGGCTGTATTTTATTTGTTGTTGGTCTGCTTAAAGACTTTATTCGGCCTAAATTAGATACCTCATAAATACCTTCATAACCTAAAACAGCTTTCCAATTTTCCATGTGAAATACCTTTTTTAACAATAAGTTATTTTAACATATGGAAGGGTATTTACCTATACAATATTGATGGTGCAAATATGAGTTGGACAAGCAAACCGAGTGCCTTCACTAAAACAATTGAAGCCGATCTAACCAAAAAGCAAAAAGATATTGTGATTGATGCATTACAAGGTGTTGTTCTCCAAAGTCCAGTTGATACAGGGGCATTTAGGGCATCACACAGAGTCAGCATAAACCAGACTGACCAATCATTTAATGAAGCAGAGAAAGATAAAGGCGGTGGCTCAACCATTAGCAAAGGAACAAGTGCTTTATCTCGTCTTGTTCCTTACTCTACTGTATACATCCAAACGAATGCGCCTTATGCAACCAAAATCGAATATGGCGACTTCACTGACAAACCAGAGACACCAAAAACTACAGGTGGCTATTCAAGACAAGCGCCACAAGGTGTTTACGGTTTAACCTTTAACTATATTGCTCAGAAATACGGTGGTTAAAATGGCAATGACTTTAGATCAAGCACGACAAGCCATTATCACTAGAGCAATGGCCTTTACTGGAATTGAGCAGACCCGAATTAAATATCCTAATAAAGACTTTACAGTTCCGACTGATGGGCTTTGGTGTGAAATTAATGTGTTATGGGGCGGTTCAATCATTGCAGGAATTGGTGATACCCCATGCACAAGAAGAACAGGGATTATCTCAATCAACTGCATGGCCCGTCTGAACACACATGAAGTCGCAATAACAAAACTCGCTGATGCATGGTTAGCTCATTTTGAATATTTTAAGAGCGGTCAGTTAGAAATGCTCCAAGGTCAAGTACAAAACCTTGGAAATAATGGCGACTTCATTCAATACAACATTTCAATAAATTACCGCGTCAATTAACGAATTTAACTTTTAAACGAACCTGTCCTTAGCGGCAGGGTTTTTTATGCCTGAAATTCAGGCGAACACTGGCTAGGCTGATCCCCGAAAAGCACGCTTTTCATGTTCAGTGTGCCTGCCAGTTCTTTTCTTTGAACATGAGTAAGTAAGAGGAAATCTTATGAACATGATGACAACACTGAATTTACGAGCTTTGGTTACCAATGATAATGGCGAGCCAAAAACAACAAGTTATGCAGTAGCAGAGGCCTTTAATAAGAGCCACAGCCATGTAATGCGAGATATTAAGAAAATCATTAAGCAATGTGGTGAAGAATTTGCTAAATCCAATTTTGGATTAACCTTTGAAAACAAGAAGATAGGAAACACAGAACGCAAAACTCCTTTCTTTAGAATTTCAAAAGACGGGTTCATGTTGCTTGTTATGGGTTTTACTGGCGAAAAGGCCATGAAAACTAAAATCGAATTTATTAATGCCTTTAACTGGATGGCTAATCAACTTAGCCAAGTCTTTCAATCTAAATGGGCTAGATACAACTCTGTAAGTCATGAATATCAATCCAAAAAAGACCACATTAGTTGCTCAGCACGTGATATGCGAGCTTGGCGTGATGAAAAGCCAGTTTTAGAAAAAGAGTTATCTCAACTTGAGATGGAACTCCAACCATCACTTCTTCAATCAATGGGTAGCATTTGAAATGTGACCCCCCTAATCAAAACTACGCCCTCAATTCGAGGGCTTTTTAATGCCCGAAAATTAAGGAGAACTTAGATGAGTTCTGGTGCAAAGATCCGTCTTTACTATGCTGAAGAGCAAACCCCCGAAGTATTACCAACTACACCAGTTTGGAAAACCGTACGCCGAGTTACTGATGGCTTAACTGAAAACGTCACCACTGAATCATCAAACAGTGTGGTCGATTCGCGATTCCGTCAAGGTGGTTTTGCAACTGAAGCAGAAATCACAGGTTCTTTAGAAGTTGAATTATCTATTGGCTTGTTTGATGACTTCTGGTCAGCAGTTGCAATGAATAACTGGGCCAGTGATGTTCTTAACTTTGGCGGTAATGTGCGAAAGACATTTACCTTCGTCAAAGTTTTTGAAGATATTAACCAGGTATTTATTTACCGTGGTGTACGCATAAATGAAGCTACGATGTCTATTGCTACTACTGGCAAAATCACAGCTACATTTGGTTTGATGGGCACTCTGTTTGAGCGTACAACTACAAACCCTGTGACTTCGCCTTTACCAGTCCCTGAATTAGTCCTTGTTTCAGCGCTTAACGTCGGTGATCTTAAAGTTAATGGTGAAACAGTTGTCGGAACTGCTTGCATGCAGTCGCTTGAACTGACTATCAACAACAATATGGAAGCAATCCGTTGTATTGGCTCTAAAAAGCTCACAGCGACGACTTATCTTGAGAAGATTGTAGATGTAACTGTGAACACTCAATACATGTTCTCGGCGCAATCAGCAGCTTATATAGACTTCATCAAAACTCGCGACACCATGCCGCTAGAATTCTCAATTGAAGATGATGCGGGTAATGGTTATGCCTTTCAGTTCCCACAATTGGAAGTGGCTGAAGCTAATCACCCTGATGGCGGTGGAGAAGACACCATCACAGTCGACATTAACTACAACCATATTCGCGTATCGCCGGTTATTACTCGTGTGATTGCGCCAGTTACACCTTAATACTGATTTGGCAGCTTTATTGCTGCCTTCTTATTTGGAGATATAACATGGCTCTTGAAGTCAATATTCAAAGAAATAAAGACGTTAGTTTGTGGCGCGAATATAAAGATGAAGAAGGTAATGTACTTGCTGAGTTCAAGATCCGAGGCATTGGATATAAGCCTTATCAAGTAGCTTTAGAGCGTGCGAATAACCAAATCACAGCTAAAGGATTTGATGTTGCTAAAGCTTCACCCGATGACAAACTCTTTCATGAATTACTATTGGAAGCAGTTGCATGCCATTTAATTGAAGACTGGAAAGGAGTGGTTTTTGTTGAGGAAGACCCTGAAGGTGAGTTGGTAAAAACAGAGCCTACATTCAATGGTGAGAATGCATTTAAATTACTTAATATGGGTGATTTAGGCGTTTCAATTTGGTCATTTATCCGTACTGAATCTGAAAAGATCCAATCTGAAGCAAACAAATATCGAGATGATATTGTGGGAAAGTCACAAACCTCTACAACTACGCGAACAAATACGCGGGGCTCACGGACCACGAAAAGAAGCAAAGAGAAGCACTCGGCGTAAAGCTTCCTGATGCTCCTGACTATTCTTATGTTGCTAATGCCATTCTGACTGCATATAACACGATTGCACGATCTAGACGCTATGAACAAGGTGTTCCTCTGGCGTTAGATATCTCAGCAATTAATGCTTATGTTGAGCAATATGATTTACCAGTTGAGCGTTACATCTTTAATGACTGTATCTTTACACTCGACGATATGTTCTTGGATGAGGCGCATAAAAAGGCGACGCAACGAGCGACGAAGACTTAAATGCTGACGTGCGATACTTAACTGTGAACAAGCGACGGGATGTAACGCGATTGATGTTACATAATACTGCTATTCCATTGACAACGACGATAAGATTCGATATTGACACTTCTGTCATTAGTACGTACTATTCGTTTAAACGAAACGTTTACTATTGCGACGCGGTGACTGACTGCGACGCATATTTTATTTAGACGTACATAGGTTAAATCAAGCGTAAGCTTTGAGAGGAGACGCCATGAAAACTACAAAATTAAACTATCGCTTAGCAGATGGTTATGGCATCAGCTAGTTTACAAAAGAATACAAATAAAGCATCCTATTGAGGGTGCTTTATTTTTTTGAGCGATTAATGAATATCGATAATATTTTACTACTAAGAACAATTTTACTTTTTTTGCCTTACGCCATAGTTTTGTGGTTTTTTTATTGGAAGGTGCGAGATAATTTTTTCCTAAAACCTCGAACCTATATTCAATTGAATATCATGATGATTTGCTTGATTGTATGCTTTGTAGAAACTGTCTATTGGCATATATCTTGGAACAAATTTAGTTTTTTGAATTTTGAAATTAGCAATACGGCTGGGAAGGCTGATTCCCTAATTGTACTTCTGGGCATATTGGCGGCTGTCTTGGGATGGCTATTTACTAGCCGAGGTCAGGATTTAACCTCTAAAAGAAGTCATTCTATCCAAACATTAATGGCATCCAGACTTTCTGAGGCTTATGCAAGGCATGCAAACTTTGCTACAGGGGTTTATGTAGACATAAAAGGTAAAAGAGGAGAATCGGCAATTATTTCTATGGCTGAATTTCTGAATCTTTCTCAAGATGAGCGCAATGCAATATTTTATCAATTAAACTACTTTGAGTTTATAGCGGTGGGAATTAGATATGGGGATCTTGAAGAACAATTGATGAAGAATACATTAAAAACAATCGTAACGAATAACTATGAATTTTTCGGTGAGATAATTAAAAGCAAGCAGGAAAAAGCTCCAAATATTTATGAGCACCTTACAGCACTCTATAAGCGTTGGAACTGTAAGTAATATTTGAGGAACCGCTAGAGATAGCGGTTTTTTATTGCGCCATAAGCACCGTGGGGTGCTTTTAATATATTGGAAAATATATTGAACTACCAAGAACCTTTAATTGGGTCATCTTTGTCCAGTTCATCATCAATTAACTTTTTAGACTCTTCTAAAGACTTATTATAGAACTTTTTAACATTTGGATATTTCTTAAAAACTTTATCCATATATTCATCTTGGGTTCCATTAAGCATTGACTCGAACATGCCTGTAATCATTTCCATCATTTTCATGGAATTAGCGAGTTGTTCTTCTAGGCTTTGAATCTTTTTGTCTTTCTCAGATTCAGATGAAATCTCAATGTTGAGTTCTGCATCTTTATTTTTATTTTGTTCACGTTCTTCTAGAACTTTGGTAAGACGTGCCTCTAACTCTTCAGGGGGCATATTAAGCGGTGACAAGTCTGATTCCTGCTCAAAGCTTCTTTCAAGACGGGCAATAATGTCTGCATTCATTGAGCGCTTATATGCTTTGGCAGATTCAGCCACCTTGTCACGTAACTCTTCAGACCACCTTAGTTTGTATTGAGGGTCTTTTTGATTCTCGCTCATTGAAATAAACCATATACCGCAAAAATGAAATACTGATCATAAAGTACCATGGAGGTACTTGACAATGGTCGCAAGGAGGTGCATATTATAAATGTACCTCCTTGGTACTATTGTGGAGATTATTATGGCAAAGCAAAATCAACAGCAATTAAAAATCCGATTTTTTGATGATACTGATCATTTGAAATTGAAGGAAATTGCAGAAAAGGAAGATCGCTCATTGACCTATGTTGTTAACCAAGCGATTAAACAATTTTTACAAAGCAAAGAGAGTGCGAAAGCATGAAATTTAACAGGCACAAAAAAACCTTGCCATCCGCCAAGATTGTACAAGGTTTAGCTGTGTCCCAGAGGACAGATAACTATGTTAAATATACCATTCGAATTTGATAAAGACAAGGTTCTAGATATTACCGATCTACTGCCAACCATTCCTATTGAGATTCTTGAGAAGGTAACAGATCAAAACGGTTCTGTTTCAGCAGATGAAGAAAATTTTCTAAAATCTGTAGGACGCGCTGCGGAAAATGCAAACCTTCCAGTTTTAAAGGGATTAAGTGCTATTGGTGTATTGCTTGCCAACGCAAATGAAGAAATACCGTTAGGAACATTCAATGATGTTGGCTGGTTAATACAATCGCTTAGCGAACAAGTTATAGCTATAAGCCATATGCAAGGGTTCGCTGACTCACTTCTTGATGCAAGTAATAAGAACAAAATCTCTAAGGGCAATGGAGGGCTAATGTCATGAATATGCTTATTAACCAAGAAACTTTAATTCCAGTTGTTGATAGAGATATTGGCGGAGAGGTTCAGCCTTCTGTTGATGCACGTGAATTGCATAAGTGGCTTAAATCTGGGGAAATGTTTGCCACATGGATAAAAAAACGGATTAAGACCTATAAATTTATTGAAAATGAAGACTATATTAGTTTTTTGGTAAACCCCAAAAAACCTAATGGTGGGCGTTCTTCAAGAGAATACATATTAACTATTGATATGGCTAAAGAGCTGTCAATGGTTGAAAACAATGAACAAGGTCGGGTTGCAAGACGTTATTTTATTAACTGTGAAAAAGCATTGCGACAAACAGCATTTGGATTAATGAACCAATTCAACAGAGCTGTATTAGAGTTTGAGAAGTTTACTGAAATTGCTTCAAATGCTGGAAGAACATTATGTTTGGTTGGTAAGCAGTACAAACCTCAAGCATTAAGTAAGGTTGAGGAGCTGAAGCAAAAGATTACGCCTTTGCTCCCATTCGAAGAAGACGAGATGCAAGCTTAAAAGAATTAAGAACCCGCCAAGTGCGGGTTTTTCTTTATGTGACATTTAATGATCAGTTTGTTAAATTACCCCTAAACATAGGGGTATTTCATGAAAAATTTTATTTTATTTATTTCAGTTGTATTTATTACAACCTCAGTATTTTCTGCACCTAATAAAAAATCAGCTAAAGAACAGCATGAAGAAAATTGTGTAAATTTAGCTAAGCTAGCCCAAACTTTTATGACATCTAAACAAAATGGTGTTCCTATTCTTTCTAGTCTGGAAACAGTAAACACAATAATTAAAGATGAGCAAAGAGCAGAAATAATCAGATTGATTGTTAAAGATGCTTATTCGCAACCAAATTACTCAACCCCGTCTGTGAAAGAAGAACAACTTAACGAATTTACTGCCAAGTATTATATTGGCTGTTCAGAAATGTATAAATAAAATAAATTATTGATTAAAGTTTGCTTAATATTGATTTTAACAAGGCTGTGAATATGAAAAAAATTATTTTAATGAGTTTGGTTATTACTCTTACGGGTTGCGCTGCAACTTCTGACATGACAAATAATCAGTACATGGCAACAACACCTACATCAACAGAGTTAAATGGATTCTGGACTGGTGTAAATGGTCCGTACACAGTTACATATGCATTTAAAAAGGATGGCACTGGATTGATGTGTTCAAGCTGGGGTGGCAATGACTCACTTGAGAAGCTAAAAATTAATGGCTCAGAAGTTATTCTACAATCTGGCTTGAAACAAACAATAAAATTGCAAACTAGTACAAAGCTTGAGTTAAGAGCTAATTACTATGGTGGAGCAACGTATACTTATATTCCCGATCCATCCTTAAGTAATGCATCTCCATACTGTGAAAAAAACCTAAGATAACACCTAATTAATTAAAGCCCGCGAAAGCGGGTTTTTTATTGCCTAGAGGAAAGTAAGATGGCACAAGAATCACGTCTCGTCATTGTAATTGATGCAAAAAATGCAGAGCGAAATGCGCGTAATCTAGGCAATGAATTAGATAGCATTGAGCGCAAGGGAGACTTTGCTACTAAGTCGATGGATGGTTTGTCTGTTGCTACACGTCAACTTGCAGGATACATGGCTGGGTTAGTTACTATTAGTACTGCTATCTCTAAAATGGATGCTTATACAGGTTTACAGAACCGCCTCAAGTTAGTAACCAATAACCAAACAGAACTTAATAAAGCAACTGAAGACACCTTTCGAATTGCACAAAAAACTTATTCTGCTTGGGATTCTGTTTTACAGGTCTATCAGCGTTTTAGTGATAATGCCAAAACACTAAACCTTACTATGGATGATACTGCTCGCTTAACTGAGACAGTTTCAAAAGCCGTAGCAATTAGTGGTGCAAGTGCACAAGCCGCAGATGCAGCTTTAGTTCAGTTTGGGCAGGCATTAGCAAGTGGAACATTGCGCGGTGAAGAACTTAACTCTGTAATGGAGCAAACCCCAGCATTAGCAAAAGCAATTGCTCAAGGTATGGGTATAACTGTTGGAGAGTTACGCACAGTAGCAGCGGAAGGGAAAATTACTTCCCAAGAAATCGTTAAGGCCTTAAAGAATGTTCAAGCAGATGTAGATGCCTTATTTGCTAAAACAGACATCACTATTAGCCAATCGCTAACGCTGCTTAACAATGAAATTACTAAGTTTGTTGGCGAGTCTGGAAAGGGATCTGGCGCAGCAGAAGTATTGTCAGGTTCTATTAAAACGCTTGCTGGTAACTTAGATGTTTTAACATCTGCAATGATGGTTGGTGGTGCTTATTGGCTTGGAACCTACATTCCTGCAATTTATGCCTCTGGTGTTGCTGTAGCTGCAAAAACGAAGGAATTAGCGGTTCAAACCGTAACGCAGTATGCTGCAATTCAGGCCGAGCGCGCTGCTGCTGCTCAACAAGTAATTAGCACTCAAGCCGCTGTTGCAAATACTCAAGCAACTTTAGCTGCTATTGCGGCTGAGAAAGCTCTAGAAGTACAGCGCCTTAAATCTCAAATTACTGAAAAAGGCAGAACAGCGACATTAACTCGTATGGCTGAGCTTAAGAAGATTGAGGCTCAAGTCACAAGAGAATTGGCTGTAGCTGAGGAGGCTCTGGCAGTAGCTCAATCGAGATCAGCTGCTGCGGGCGCTGCTACTGTAGGAATTGGTTCACGCCTTTTAGGTTTACTTGGTGGTCCAGTTGGTATTGGTATTACAGTAGCAAGTTTAGCAGCTGGATATTTATTAATGCGAGACAATGGCGATAAAGCCAATGATATGCTTGAGAAGCAATCGCGTTATGCAGGCATGGCAGCTGATGAACTCATGAAGCTTGAAGGTGCACAAAAGCGAGCAGCGGAAGGTGAACTGACAAAGCAACTAAGTTTACAGAATGCTCAACTATCTAAATCTCAGAACGAGTTCTTGTTACTTACTCAGTCTATCACTGACAACAATAAGCAAAGTGCTGAAGCTTATCGAATATGGGCAGAATTAAAAACTGGCGTTATTGATGTAAATCAAGCTTTCAATAGATTAAATCAACTTTCATTCATCAGTTCGGATCAAATCAACCAGCTAGCTGATAGCAAGAAGAAAGTAGATGAAAACACGAAAGCTGTGAAGCAAACAAACGCAGAGTTAAATCAGGTTCGCGCGTCTGGTGCCAATGCAAAAGCAGGTTTCAATGATGTTAGTCAAGGTGCGAAAGGAGCAGTTCAAGACGTAACTGAGCTTAATAAAAAGCTTAAAGACATCAATAAATCACTTGCAGATCGTAAATGGGATGCAGACTTTAAGTCGGTTTTGATCACTAAATATGGTAGATCAGCAGAAGAAGCAGAGCTTCTGTTACAGACTTATCGAGAAAACCAGAAAAAAGGTTTTGCAGGTGTCACAGTTGAACAAGACAAAATTATTAAAGGCATTATTAGTCAGGAAAGTGCTCTTGATAATCTTGTAAATAAGGATAAGGAGCGCACTAAAGAGCTTGAAAAACAGCAAAAAGTGCTTTCTGTTAATGCCAAAGTTCAGGCTAATGCTGCAAAGTATGGTTTTGCTGGAATTGAGTCTAAATATAATTTGCCAGCTGGTACTTTGTCTGCGCTACATATGATTGAATCACGTGGCAATGCCAGAGCATATAACAAGACTACTGGTGCTACAGGTGGGTTCCAATTTCTTGAAGGCACAGCTAAGCAATATGGCGTAAAAGACCGATATGATTTAGCTCAGTCTGCCGAAGGTGCTGGAAAGTACATGTCTTATCTTTTAAAGCTCTTCAAGGGGGATTTAGAGAAGGCAGTACGTGCTTATCATGCGGGTGAAGGCAATGTTCAAAAAGGTAAAGGTATTGGCAAGAATAACAACCAATACTGGAAGGATTATCAAGGCTATATGGCTGGTATTAACGGCTATACAGCTGGGGATATTACCTCTAAGGGATTTGATAAATTACTTCAAGATGCTACAAAAATGGCAGAAGAACAGGCTAAATTACGCCTTCAATTGGAAAACGATGTAGCCAATGAAGTGACAAAGATCAGAAATGATCTTACTAAGAAGCTGGAAGATGTTGATAAAGCCAACTTTACCCCAGAGCGCAAAGCTGAAATTAAGGCAGAACTTCAAGCTCGTGCTGACAATGATGTTGCCATAGCTCAACAAGCTCTTAAAACAAAGCTTGATGACTATAAACAGTTCAATATGACTGAGGAGCAACTACTTAAGGATAGTTTTGACCGCAAGAAGTTTAATGCGGCTCATGATATTGAATTAAGTAAGAATCAGCGTGATGAGGCTATTAAGTATCTTGATCAGCAGTATCAGCATGAGTTGGAGTTGATCAACCTCACAAAGGCTGCACGTCAATCTGCATATGATCAAGCCAATTTAAAGGCATTGCAGGAGCTAAAACAGGAGCGAGACATTTTAGCAGCACCAATATGGCAAAGAGCTGGACTTTCTTTACAATTTGGAGAAAGAAATGCTCTTTCTGAAAACGACGCCACTCTTATTAATAAGGGTGACGAAGCTAAAATGAAGCTCAAGCAGAAAGAAATTGATCAGCTTGAATACAATAAGCGAATTGAAGATGCTGTTAGGATCCATGAAGAGAACAAATTCAAGATCCAAGAGGAATATGCACAGAAATATCAAGATTTGCAGAAGGGTCAACATGAATCTCAGTTGCAAATCTGGTCCAGTCTTTTAAATCAAGGACAATCTGTGTGGTCCAACTTAACTCAATCAGTAAAGGATGCAAGTGGAGAACAGTCTAAGAGATACAAAGCTATGTTTGCTATGCAGCAAGCATTTGCCATTGCCTCAACAATTGTTTCTGCTCATTTAGCAGCAGCAGAAACTACAGCAGATATTACACTTCCATTCGTTGGAAAAATACCAGCAGCGTCTGCAATCTTGGGCTTTGGATATGCTCAAGCAGGCATGATTGCAGCGCAAACAATCGCTGGTTTCTCAGACGGTGGTTATACCGGTAATGGTCTTAAACACACTCCAGCAGGGATTGTGCATAAAGGTGAGGTTGTTTGGTCGCAAGAAGATATCAAACGCTGGGGTGGTGTTAGCGTTGTTGAAAGCATGCGTCAAAGTAAACCAAGTGGTTATGCAAATGGAGGATATGTTTCTAATAATACTAGTGAAGCTATAGCAGCCCGACGGGAGGCACGACAATTTGATGCGATTAATTCTGGAAGAACTGAGAAGTCTCAACCCACTGTGACCATTATCAATCAGACTTCGGAAAAAGTGGATGCTACCTCTAAATGGGATGGTAAGGAGTTAACAGTTATCTTAAAAGAGTATCAGAAACAAAATGAGGCAATGGTGGATGCAAAGATTGAAAAACGATTCCGAATGTCCAAACGACAAGGGTGGTAGGTATAAAAAAGAAGCCTTAAAGGTTTCTTTTTTATTTGAAGCTAGAACTTTAGCGGTTCGCAAGAAATCTACTCTATTGTAGGTGGTTGGGTAATTGATTCTTCTTAATGTATTTAAGATTGATAGTTAATTAACCAGTTGTTAAATTACCCCTAAACATAGGGGTTCTTTTATGAAAAAGATAATTATTTTAAGTTTTATAGCTTTATTAGATGGATGTGTATCTACTGCTAATTTCTTTGAGCTCAGCCCAACTAAAACCAGTAACTTTGGGTATTGGACAGGCGCTCATTCAAATGTTTCTGTAGCAACATTGAAGTTAGAACAAGATGGAACTGGAATTATCTGCCAAGATTACCAAGGTGTAGCGAAGGTTCAATCTATTAAGAAGGTAGACAATAAAATTTATACCCAAGATGGAAGCTTTTGGACTATTAAAGTTGAAAGCCCTACAGACCTTGAAATAGCATACGGTTTAGGTGGTAGCTACAAGCTGATTAAAGATGATCAAAAAGCACACATTACTCCTGCATGCAAAGCAAAAATTAATTAAATATTAAAATCTAAGAAGCTCGACCAAGTGTCGGGTTTTCTATTTCTGAATAAAACACTTAAATAGAAGTGCACGTATAAGAGAGAACAAACAAAGAGCTGCCTAAGGGCGGCTTTTTTTAAAGTTGCACTTATAGAAGGGAACAACCACCTTCGGGTGGTTTTTCTATTTTTGAATGCGGAAAAACCGCAGGATGAACTAAAAAATTGAAGGATTTAAAATCCTAAAAAGCAAAAACCCCAGCGCTACCAACACTGAGGTTTTGATTAACAGTTAAGGAGCAATAACTATTAATGAATCAATCTAATGATAATAGTACCACTAAACCCAATATTAGTATAGAGGGTAAAATGAGCACAAAAGACGCAGGAAAAGTAGCCATAATCATGGCGTGGGGGAAAGCAATATCCCTTGTTACGGCTAGCTTGGCATCACTAATCGGATCAATCGCTGTTTTGATTTGGCGACTCAATAGTTAGAGAAAGTAATGAACAATCAGACTTAAAACCGACCCATTTAGAGGTCGGTTTTTTTATGGATTCAATTTATGAGCAACCTTAAATTCACTTTCGAATGCGACTTAGACGGAAATAGTAATACTCAGCGCTTTAATACGTTATCAAGCAAATTTGGTGACGGTTATGAACAAAACATCGCCATAGGTATCAATAACCGATCCGGTGAATGGACATATCAAAGAACGGCTTACAAAGCCGAAATTATGCAAATCAAAGCATTCTTTGATGACCATAAAGGAGCTGACTCGTTTCTTTGGGATTCACCTTTAGATGGTGAGGTTCGAGTAAAAACAGGTGAATATCAACCCCGTTGTTTAGGCGGTGATGTTTGGCAAATCTCTACGACATTCACCCAAGTCTTTTATCCTTAATTTTTAATCTCTTTGAAGCCCCTCTTTAGGGGCTTTTTTTATGCGAGTAAGAAAATGACAATTCAAACAGTAAATCTAGGTACGGCACCGACTGGCGCAGGTGGTGATACTTTCCGTTCAACTGGCGCAAAAATAAATGAAAACTTTACAAACAACACTCATGCAGCAAGTCGTTATGTAGGTACTGCTGCTGGGAATGTCATGGAAGTTGGAGTTTTTGGTTTTGGTGGGGCTGGCAGTGTAGTTAGCGATATATCGACAGTAACGGACGCTAGAAATGCGCTTGGTGATCAATCAAAGATCTTTCGTGTAGATGGTGGTTCGGTACTACAGCCTTATTCACCTGCTTTGCATCTAAAGTCTTCTGATACACATGTAGCTGTTTCATTTGGAGCACTAAGTGGGGATGTAAAAATTATTGGATGGACAGATGCTTCAATAGATTTTACAGCTAAATATTTTCTGAGAACATCATCAAATACAACAGTAGATGCAAACGGGTTTTTAAAGAATGCTTCACCAGTCGTTAAGCTATTTGCAGATAAAATTGAACCTAATGATGAAGCTGCTGAACAGCCGCTCTCTTTTGAGAAACCGGGTATTGGCCATTACCTTGTAAAAGGATCCTCTGGATTCGCTAAGGAGGGATGGTGGATTGAGATCCCAACAGATACCCATGGTAATAAAATCTGTGCGGTAGAATATCAAACGCTTGAAAATGGCGATCTTGAAATTAAAACATACAAGAAAAAAATGAATGAAGAGGGTGATATTGTTGCGAATCTTGATGCACCAATCGATATTCCAAACAATGCAAACGGTGAGCCGCGCTGGATTGATATTCGTTTAAACAGTATCAAGAAGACAATCGTCAGAAAAATTCCACGTACTGAAAAACAACCGCGTATGGTCCAGCAAGTAAGATATGCACCGCAATTGACCTATATCACTAAATACGAAGATTTATTTGATGATGAAGGAAAAGCTGTAATTGTGGATGGCAAGAACTATAAAAAGCCAGTAACCCACATTCAAACTGATCAAAACGGTACGCCTATTTTGTCGAATCAACCAGTCATTAATGAAAATGGTGAGCCAGTTTTTGAATGGGTTCAAGCAGTTGATAGTGAAGGAAATCCTGTTTTTGATGATGTGCCAGTCTTAGACAAAGATGGAAATCCAATCTATGACGAGGTGACTTATGACCCTGAATAGTGATTTCCAGAAACTATATGTAGATGGATTAATTCATTTGTATGAATTAGATGCCAGCTCACTTGGAGCTGGCATTTTACGTTTCCACGGGCATATAGCTTTTCAAGACTGGCAAAAAATTTATACGTCAATTGGTTCTGAAGGTTTAATTGGTGCTGATTCTGGCAGCATTGGAAAGATATTCGATGCTGGTGATCAGAAGGTATGGAACCGCAATATTATCTGGCAGGGTCAGGTTTTTGAGCCGATGGCCCTGGAAGTATCTGGGCTTGAAATGCGTTCAGATGGCAAAGCTTCAGCGCCAACTTTAAGCATGGCGAACAATATTAACGGCATCCAGAATGCAGTATCTGCTTACTGTTTGCAGTTTAAAGACTTTGCTGGTGCAAAACTTAAAGTTATTACCACTCTTGCTAAATACTTAGATGCTGAAAACTTCACAGAAGGCAATCCAACTGCATCGAATGAATCAAAAGAGCAAATCTGGTACATCGAGCAAAAGACATCTGAAAATGCACAACAAGTGACTTTCGAGCTGTCCAATCCAATCGATTTTGAGGGTTTGAAAATACCTGTTCGCCAAATTACATCATTATGCCATTGGTGCATGATGGGGAAGTATCGCGGCGAAGAGTGTGGTTATACGGGCGCGGCTATGTTCACAGAAAAAGGTGAGCCAACAGATGATCCATCTCAGGACAAATGTGGGGGAAGGTTAAGAGATTGTCGTTTACACCATGGTGAAAATAAGCCATTGCCGTTCGGCGGTTTTCCAGCTTCAAGCTTATTGTGAGGTCTTATGAAACTTACGGCAAAAATTAAAAAAGCAATCATGGCACATGCGGATGAATGTTATCCACAAGAATGCTGCGGCGTGATAGTTGGTAAAGAATATATTCATTGTCGCAATATTTCTAAAAACTCTGATCAATTTGAAATTCATCCCGAGGATTTGGCAAGTGCTGAAGATCAAGGCGAAATCTTAGCTTATGTTCACTCTCATCCAGATGGAACAACAAAAGCTTCGGAACTTGATCTGATTCAAATTGAGTTACATCAAAAGCCGTGGGTAATTTGTTCATATCCGGATCTGGATTTTCAAGTTTATGAACCATTTGGTTATCACGCCCCTTTAGTGGGGCGTAATTATATTCATCATTTTCAGGACTGTTATGCACTAGTCCGTGACTTTTATGATCGTGAGCTAGGTATTAAATTGCCAGACTTTGAACGAAAAGATGGCTGGTGGGAAGACAAAGATCATCCGTCAATATTGATTGATAACTTTCCGAAAGCCGGTTTCTATGAAGTGGACACTCCGCAATATGGAGATATGTTGATTTGCCGAGTACCACGAACAGAACACCCAAATCATTGCATTATTTGGCTTGGTGATAATGCAATGCTGAAGTCCGAAGATACCGAACCTTGTATTGGCAATACATTAATTTTGCATCAGCTTCACGGCCGTAAATCTATACGTGAAATCTATGGACCGCAATGGTCAACCAGAACGGTAAAAATCTTGAGGCATAGAGATGTTAAAAACAATTAA